GTAGTTGCCGCTGGCCGTGGCCGCACCGTAGTTGCCGCTGGCCGTGGCCGCACCGTAGTTGCCGCTGGCCGTGGCCGCACCGTAGTTGCCGCTGGCCGTGGCCGCACCGTAGTTGCCGCTGGCCGTGGCCGCTTCGCGAGTGCCCTGGGCGCTGACGGAAGTGTTGTCTTCCTTCGACGTGCCGCCTTCGGCAGGCTTGCAGCGCTTCAGGCGATACTCGACGCCGAGCTTGATGATGCCGGCGAGGCTCATTTCAGCCTTGACCGTCAGGCGCTGGCTGGCGACCTTGGAGTCTTCCTCGTGCCGCGACAGCGTGCCGGACTGCTCGACAACCGCGAAACGCGACGTGGCCGGCCTGTAGTAGCGGAAGACATGAAGCGGATCCTCGCAGGCGTGCAGGCCGCCATGGCAGGCCGCGACCTCACCTTTGTGCTCGAACGTCTGGCCCACCTCGTACTGCATGCCGCGGCACTTCCAGTTCATGTCGAAACCTTTGTAGGAGGTGACAACCTCGCCTTGGGGCTCTTGCTTGACCGCCACGGCAGTCGACTTTTTCTTGGTCACGTTGTTCCTTGGTTGGTCAGTCAGTAGCTCTCCTGGCAGTGCCAGAGGAGGTGGGGAGGAAGAAGGCCCTGCGATGAATCTCGGCATCGGGAAGCCCGGCCAAGGGAGGAGGAGGCGAGAGTGACCGGGAAGGCCCGACGCGGGCCGGGAAATCAGGGAGTCAGGCCGGCCCATTCGCGGCCGAGGCTGGTCGGGCTCCAGTTCACGCCGCGGTCATCGCCGGTGGCGTGGATGAAGGTGATGAAGGCGCGCGCCAAGTTCTTGGTGAAGTTCTTGGACTCGATGGGCGTCATGACGAATCCGTCGCCGTCGATCATCGGGACCATGCGCGGCTTGCGGCGCTTCCAGTCCGAGGCGTAGTCCGGGTCATCCTTTGTGGCGAGGTAGAAGGCGTACTTGATCGCCTCTTTCCACAGGCCCGCGTCAGCCTTCACGCCACCCAGCAGCGCGTCGCGCGCCAGGTCGTTGAAGCACGAGTGGTAGAGGCGTTCCTGCTCTCGGCTCTTGCCGTCGAAGGCCTCGAGCGTCATCTTCTCGCCAGCGCTCAAGTGCGGCTTGAGCTGTTCGCACAGGGCGATGATTGCCTGCCGGGCTTGCTGCGGGTTGTGCAGGGTCACGCTGTAGGTGGTCATGCTGCGGCTTTCAGTTCGGGGCGCCCGGCATCGCGGGCGATTGCTTGCATGCGGTCGATGTACTGGCGCTCCAGCTCGCGGCGCTGATCGCGATCCATGTCGAGGCATAGGTCGTGTTGCTGGTGGCAGCCGATCAGGCCAAAGTGCGGCGCGCACAGCGGGAACGTCTCCAGGTCGCTGGTCTTCATCCCCAAGCCCTTGCCGTGGTTGGCATGCGCGCACTGGCTGAAGCCTTCCACGCCGCATCCGAAGCACGGTAGCGAGGCGACGAAGCGGCGGTAGCTCTCGCTGCGCACGATGTGGGCCTTGGGGAACGAAGTCATCAGGCGGCCTTCCTGGCGATGGCGGTGAGATAGTTCACCTTCTCGTCCACCTCCGCGAGGAAGGTGGCGACCTCCCGCGTCAACTGTTGCAGGACTTCGGCCGCCGGCTCGAAGCGGACAATGAACAGCTGCAGCGCCTCGGGCATGTGCGGGTCATAGCTGACGAAGTCCACCCAGCGCCGGCCGGTGCACACCAGTTGCCAACCCATCTGGCCCAGGTACTTGGGCGGCGGCTTGGCGCCCTCGATGTAGCTGATGTGGATGTGCGTTCGCGGGCACTTGATCTCGACCAGACCTTCCTCGCCGACCAGGCCATCAGGCGACGCACCAGCCTTCATGGTCGGGTGCAGCACCAGGCCGACCTTCTGGACGATTTGGTCGGTCTGCATCTCGTAGGCGAAGCGCGCGGCGGGCTCCAGTTCGATGCCGCGGCGCATGTCGTCGTTCATGAACGTGGGCGCGGCGGACACGCCGGTCATCTGCTCAGCGACCAGCTCGCCCATGTAGGCCGCACGACTGGTGGACGGACCGCTTTTTGTGGTGGCGATGATGTCGGCGACGCGTGAGGCCGTCACGATGCCAACGCGTGCGGCGAGCCAATCGGCCGAGCCTTGGGGATGGTCGACGGTGTTCATGCTGCGACAGCCTCGTCGGCCTTGATGGCGATGGCCTTCAGGCGCTCGTGCGCTGCCTCGCCGATTTCCTTCTTGCGCGCGGTCGTCGCCTTCTTCCAGAACTGCTGATACGTGGCGAGACCAGATTCGGCCGCAAGCAGCGCATCTGCCGGCAAATCGGCTTCGTCGCCGTCGTTCGGCTCGGTGTCCATCGCTGTGGCGGCGGTAGGAACCACGAACGACTGGAACAGCGCCGTGCGGAACGCGATGGACTGCGCCTTCACGATTGCCTTGTCGCCGCTGTCCATGGCTTCGCCGTAGGCCGAGCACGTCACGCTCGTGCCATCCTCGGCGGAAAACGTGAACGTGCCCAGCAGCGTGCAGAAGCGGGTGAACTTGCCGGCTTCTGCCTTCGCGCGCTCGGTGACACTCAGGTCGCTGTAGCGGTGCGAGACAGTGATGCCGTGGCGCACGAAGACAGCGACCATTTCGTTCATGGCGATTTCGATGCCGCGGAATGCGACAGTCGAGCCGCCGAGGTTCGCCTTGGACATCTTGGCGATTCCGCGCTCGCCGATGTCACGCATGGCGGCGATGATGGATGCGTGGATGCCGCGGGGCGCGGTCTGTTCGGTCTGGGCGGTCATGCTTCATCTCCGTATTCGTAGTAGTGCCGCGGCAACGGCGGCGGGCAGTCTTCCTTCGGGTCATGCCACATCCCGCAGCACTCGCAGTCCACGTCGACTTCGTACCGGTGGTGCGCGTGCGCGCGCTGGTGGCGGAACTGCTCCAGCGTCAGGCCTTGCTGCTTGGCCAGCAGTTCGTCGACGGTCAGACCGGCGGCGCTGGCTTCGCGAATCAGCGCCTTGGCCGCGCTCAGGGCTGCTCGACTGGCGTAGTTCATCGCGGGATCTCGAACGGCGCGGCGCCGAACGCCTCCAGCAGGCCTGCCAGCACGCCGAACAGCAGCGCCGACAGGTAGAGGGCCTGGCGCTTCAGGCGTGAGCGCTCGTCCTCGGGCAGCGGAGGCGGGCAGAAAGTACGCGCCGCATCGGGAGCGACGTCGCCCGTGAACTCGACGCAGCCGGTCGTGCAGTCGCACGCGCGCCGGCCGCCGTGGCAGCCGCCGGTGCAGTGCGCGTAGCCCGTGAGGCGCCGGCGCGGCGTTTCCAGCTCGTCGCCCTGGCCGTGAACAGCCAGGAGCAGGCGGTTGAACATGGCGCGGCTCATGCTGGCATCTCCGGCTCGTCCTTCGGGAATACCGGCTTGACCAGCAGCAGCACCGCGACGATCGCGATGACGCCCACAGCCAAGACGGCCAGAAGACCGCCCAGGAAGCCCCAGGCGAAGGCAGTGGTGGCGGCGCTCATGCGTGCCTCCGGTCAACGCCTTCGAAGTGGTGCTCCGCGTTGGCCTTGGTGCAGGCCTTGTCGGAGAGCTCCAGCCACAGCGTGCTATCTAGCTTGGGCGCCGACTGGCGAATGCGCTGTGTCAGCGCATGGACGACTGCGTAGTCCGTCGGCCGGCCCGCGCGGTCGAGGCGAATCTTCACGCCCTCGGCTTCGGCCAGCAGCTCCTCGGTGGACAGCTGCATGAACTCCGCGCACAGGTTGCGCCGCGGAACCATCGCCGCCGCCAGATGCATCGGCAGCACAGTGACTTCCGGATGAGCCGGCGGCTCGATCTTGATCGGAGCGAACCGCTCCGAATATTCCAGCATGTCGTCCATGCCGGCTTCACGTTCATGGCGGGGGCTCATCGCGCTTCCTCCGTGTCCTGTGGCGCCGCGGGGTGCGGCGTCTCTTCAGGGCATGGGTGTACTTTAGCTCACTAAACAAGCATGCTAAACAAAGACCCTTTAGCTCACTAAAGTACTAGGCGTGAAAAAGCCCGCGCAAGGCGGGCTTCAGGTTGAGTCTCTCAGCGTTTTCGTCTCATCTCCAGCACAAGCGTCAGCGCCATTTCCTTGCGCTCGTCCTCGGCATCTTTCTCGATCGCGGCGTATCGACTTGGTGGCCGACCCTGGTGGATCATGTCGCTGTACGCATTCCACTCGTCCGGGCATGTCGCGCTGACCGCCGCGCTGATCGTGGCGGCATCGGAGGTGCCATCGTCGAGCGCGGGCACGTGCGTCCGCATGCACCCGACGAACGCCTGGCGCGCGGCGTCCTTGTCGTCCTCCGAGGCCATCGACGTCCCGCGCGTCGCCGCTCGGTCGTTGGCAAGCATTCGGCGGTGCGCGCAGCCGGCCAGGCTGGCGACGGCCAGCACCACAAGCAATAGCCGCCTCATCCCCATCTCGCCTCCGGCACGCCGACCAGGACAGCCAGTACCTCGAGGCCATCGCGCTCCGAATCAAGCATCTGGTAGGCGGAATTCCTAGCGACCGCCGAGAAGCGACCTTGTGCACCAGGGCTGTATTGCCTGAAGTACCAGGCGCCTGATGTGTCCGCGACCAGTACCCCGTCTCCGGGGCGCGGGTCTATCCGCTTGTCGAATCTCACAAGGTGCCCCTTCATGACGCGGTCTGCCATCGCGTCGTCGGGCACCTCCACTCGGAACACGTCCGGCAGAGCGCTCTTGTTCATGGACCCCCATATGACTCGTTGTGAATCATCCTCTTCGTGAGAAATCGTAAGCGAATCCAGGGTCACTGGATGAGCTTGTCGAGTAGGGAGTTCTCGACTGCCGATGCCATCCGCCCACCAAGTAGCGCTCCAGCCGGTCAGCGCTGCCAAGCCAGCGACGGATTTTCCTGCCAGCCCGACGGTGTCGCCGCTGAACCACTGGCTGACTGCGCTCAGGCTCACGCCGGCGGCCTTCGCGAGCGCGGTATTGGAGTGCCCGGCCGCGCGTGCGGCCTCGGCTCGTTCTTTCAAGGTCAACATTAAGCGCATTTAACCCTGCTTCACGTTTAGTGGGCTTGCGCCGCATTGGTTTAGTGGGCTAAAGTACGCTTCATGACCAAGACCGAAGCCATTCGCCTGCTGGGCGGCACTGCCGCCAGCGCCGCCCGTCGCATCGGCATTTCGCCCGCGGCGGTCTCCCTCTGGCCGGACGAGCTCTCTGGCGCCACCACCGATCGGGTGCAGGCGGCCATCGCTCGCGAGCTGCTGCCGCCTGAGACGCTGGGAATCCCGGCTGTCGCCCAGGATCAGGCGGACTCGCGCGTGGCTGACCTCGGTCCAGGCGCTCGTCGGCAAGCTGCGGGGCAGGGGGCTTGACCCGTGGCCCGCGTCCGCCTCCTCGCCAATCTGCTGCTCGTGGCCGCCTGCTGCGCGCTGCTGGTCGTGACCTACCGCGCCGACGCTCACAGCAGCACCCCGGCGCGCGCCAGCGCAATGAGCTGGGCCAGCATGTCGGCGACCGCGGCGCGCGCCCATTCGTTGTCTGTCGAGTTCATTGCTCGACTGTTGCAGCCCCTCCATTGGTAAGTCCTCTGGTCACACCATGAATTCTTCCTATATCGATGGTGCGCAACTGACGTTGCCAATGCTGATGAGGCTGGACGGCCCGTCCATCTTGCCGCCTCAGAGGCTGGCGTCTGTCGGGAGCTATCGACAGGCGGTACTCATGTGCTGGGCCAGCCGGCGAGATCGGGGCGATGGGGCTCAATCGGCCTGCGCGCGTTTCATCGGCGCTCAGGTGTCGCACATGAGCGCGTACCTCAGCGAAGACCCCGACAAGCGAGACATGCCGGCAAAGTTCGTGCACGCCTTCGAGGTCTGGTGCGGCAACACGGCCATCACGCAGTACCTCGCCCGCGGCTCGAAGCTGACGGTGGCCGAGGAATTCCAGGCGAGGGCTCTCGCGTAATGGCCCGCATCCGCACCATCAAGCCAGAGTTCTTCACCAGCGAGGACATCGTTTCGCTGTCGCCGCTTGCCCGACTGCTGTTCATCGGCATCTGGTGCGAGGCAGACAAGGAAGGCCGGCTCGCCTGGAAGCCGAAGACCTTCAAGATGCGTTACCTTCCCGCCGACGATTGCGACGTCGAGGCGTTGTGTGCCGAGCTG